CAACACCACCAACCTTGGTGTTGGAGGTAGTAGTGGGGGGTATGGGTACCTGTTGGGCTTCACTGGGCACGGTTCCGAGGTTCTCCCCGGTCACGGCGTCTTCACTAATGAGGACGAGAGCCCACACATCTATGGCGCCGCCTATTTTGTAGCCCCCCGCTACCACGGCGGTGGGGGGTATACCGGTTCCAGTAGCGACCAGTGGAAATACGCGGGGGTCAGGCTCCGCGACCCGAAGATCACTTCGAATAATCCCCAGCAAGGGACAGCGCAGAGCGGCAGCAGCACAACGATCGTTCTCCAGTCCAACGCATCAACAACTTCCAACATTTACAACGACCACACAATCCACATCACCGGTGGAACGGGGTCGGGTCAGAACCGAACTATCACCTCCTACTCCGCCTCCAACAAGACGGCGACTGTTTCCCCTGCTTGGGGCACGAACCCCGCTAGCGGTTCGACCTACACCATGTCGGGTCTCGGTGAAGCAATCCTCGTCCACCCGGCGGACATGGACTACATGGGCATTGTCAGCGGGCCAAGGCCTGAGGGCTCCGGTACCGCCTATTCCGAGGTTATGGGTGTCGTTACTGCCCCCGGTGGGCTGAGGGTCACGAGCCACGCCATCGCCCCCGGTACGCCCGGTGGGTTGACGCTGGATCCCGGCACCCCGAATACTGGCTCAACGAACGTAACGACGAGCAGGAACAAGTTGTGGAACGACAGTGGCACCATCATGTGGGGCGCCACCGACCTCACGGCGGGCGGTAGTTCCTATAGTTGGAATCTCGGTCTCGAAGAAATCGAAGATGGGGACGTTGTCGCATTCGGTCCAGAGGCCCAGTCGGGCACCACCAACCTCGCGTGGATTACCCAGAGTGAAGCATTCGGGGTTCAAATAATCACCGTCTCTGCCGCTAAGACGATCACGACACGCACTGATACTGGCCGTAACGGGATGATTATCGAAACCGCCTCATCTCCGTCCACTGGGGTCCAACTAGAACTAAACACCCTCTCTGACACAGACGTAACGAGCGGGGTCGAGCAATACATCCCTTGGTCTACTTCGGGATGGGGATTGAATCTTCAATACAAGACCACTATCGAACAGTTGGGCGTGTTCATCGCTAGCCTGAGTGATTTCCAAGAGGCTTGCGACAACCGGCAACTTCTTCTCGCCAGTGGCACTAACGCCGCTCCCGCGTACTCGTTCGAGGGTGATTCACACTCCGGTATATACAGGTCGGCTGATAACGAAATATCGTTCACTTTCGCCAACAGCCTGCGCGCGACGATGAACCTTGACGGTCTGTCAATGGTCGGTGGTAGCGCAACCAAACCCGGTTACAACTTTCTAAGTGACACGAATACGGGGATGTGGAGGACGAGTAGTTACCTCTACGGGGGCCACGACGAGAACTGGGGGTGGGCAGTCGGGGGGACCCCAGCGGCGCCCACCCTGTACGTCCACCCTGGTACCCCGTCATGGGCGTACTACTTGACAATGACCTCCACTTGGCAAGTGTCTTTTACGTCGTCTGCTGCGCGGTACAAGGAGCGGATAGAGACAGTTAATGCGTCTGATGCGTTGACTCGTATCAAAGCGTTGCGACCAGTGGAATTCTATTACAACCCCGACGTTGTTGATTCCAACGAGATGACATCGTATGAGAAATGGCGAGGTTTCGTTTCTGACGAAATGGCAGAGGTCGACCATTGGTATGCGTCTTATGGTTGGTACAAGTCTAATGACCCCACAAGCGAGGATTACACCAAGTCGTGGATGGGAGGTCCCGAGGACACTCCACCCGATCTGTCTGAGGCCGAACCAGCCAACTGGCGGTACGACGCTGTTATAGCGGACTTGGTGTCGGTCGTACAGACGCTAGAAGCCCGCATCGCGGTGCTGGAAGGATGAGGTAGGATTCACACATGGCCGATTTAGCAGCAACCATGCCTGATGCCCAACTGGAGGCGCTTGACGCCTTTCTGGGTGGCTCGAACGAGACTGCCGAGGACAGGGTCACGGCGATCAACGTCTGGCTCCAGAAGAGGGTCGACGAGACATTGTGGAACATGGCTCGCAAGACCGCAATGGACGCAGTGTCCGACCCGACTGTCTAGACTGTCCACATGCCAGATCCAGAAATTGACATTCAGACAGTTATCGGTTCGCTGACCACCAAGATCGCCCAGATGACCGCCGAGATGGCCGTCAAGGACGCTCTGATCGAAGCGCTGAGGGCTCAGGGGGCCAACATCATGGCCGAGCCAGCCCTGACCGTGGTAGACGACGAGGCCGACGAGGCATAGTCAACACACACCTCATCCTGAGAGAGAATGGGGTGTGTCCACTTATCGCTACAGACTCGGTTGCGCTGTCCCTGAATACAAGATGGCGAACGACCTGGCTGACGGCGTTCGGCTGTTCGACAGCGATGCGTTCATCCATATCAAAGAGTCGAACGAGGACAACTACTGGGACTTGGTCGCTCTGTTCAATCTGAACGGTGGGATGGTGCAGTACCTGATGGTCAATAAACTGTTCGCGACCAGCGTGACCAAGGTCGGGGGTCGGCAACTCCGCTAGGGGTTGTGTCCACCTGTACGCCACGGTATAGTTGGCCTTGACGCGGCCAGCGATCAGTCGATACCCAGCCAAGCAACGCTGCGTCACAATCGCATAACACCTGCTCAGGAGGCAGAAAGACATGGCACAGATCGCCGAAGACTATGTATCACCGTCCGTCCGGTGGGGGGTCCTGAAACAGGACTACCCCGAAGCGGTCGCTGAGTTCTCCGAGATGACGGGTGCCGAACTTGGCATCCCCGAGAAGTTCGGAGGCAAGGACGACTATTGCGTCGCGCAGATTCTCTTGCGCCCCACGGACGAGTTGCCCATCGTCGGGTACAAGCCGCTCTCCGACGCCAAGTCCAACAAGAACGACCATCCCAGCGACGCCTGGAACGTCCTCTGCACCAAGGCACTAGGGCGTGCCCTCAAGCGGGCCGGTTATGCCGACACCGCTGGGGAGATGAAACTGATCGTTACCTACAAACAGCGACTCGCCGAACACGACGCGATCCGCTCTGGTGACGAGGCTCAGGTCGCCAACGACTCGGTACCCATGCCCAAGACACCTGAGCCTTCAATTCTGCCCCCGCCGGAAAACACAAATCCCATTGCGTCCCCGGCGGGGGCCGTTACTGAGGTTCAGGCCGATCCAGAGCCGGTACCCGTCAAAGCAGCGCCTGAGCCTCTGACCGAAAGTGATGACTGGGCAGACGACGACGCCATGAAGAAGGCCCACGCCGAACTCAAACTACGCGTGACCTCACTTCCAGAGGACTACGCGGAAAGGGCTCGTCAGGCCCACGAGAAACTCAACAAGAGGCAGTGGCCGATCCTGAAGGTCAGTCAGTTCAACGCCGTCTACAACATCGTTGAGTCACTCCACGCAGAGGCCGTCGCTGACGCTGAGCCCGACTTCTAATGAAGTCCCCATTTGAGGTAGCGGTCGCTGGGGTTACCTTCCGACCGCGCTACCCAAACAACTTATGGGAGATAGCGAACGCCATAATCCAAGTCTTTGGTGATGGCAGAAAGACTGGTCAAGTCACGGCGACCCTTGTTAGGGAACCAGACAACGAACACGATCCGAATGCCATCCAGGTGTTTGTCGCTGGTGAACATATTGGGTACATCCCCGCCCAGCAGGCCGCGTGGGTTGCGAACTCAATGGACGCTGGGGAGAAGTGGGGTGCTCTTGTCGATCGCCTTGTGGTTTCACCCGATAATCCTGAGCAACCAGGACTGCGGATAAAGGTGTCCAAAGATGAATCTTGATGAGAGGATCGCCGAAATTGACGCGATGGCAGGAGAACTACGGAGGTCTCTGGACACGGCCATACGCGAGGCACAGGAGAGCGCGGAGAATGGCCAATTGGAAGCCACGGCGGACAGCATGGTGGACCTTCTGGAGGTCATCAAGTACCACAAGTCGTCCATTAGGGAAGTGGACAATGAGGCGAACCCCACGCTGGTCACAATCATGGACAACATGGGTACCAGGAAGTTCGAGAGGGGCGGCCTGCTGGTGGAGCGCAAGGTATCGAACTACCGCTCCAACTGGCAGAACAACGTGGTCCTACGTTCGGTCATATCAACAGCCCTGGATGAGATCGACGAGCGGCACTATGTGGACCAGGAGTCTGGCGAGTTGGTCAACGAGCGTTCCATTATCGGGCCATGGATAGAGGCGGTTGTGGATCGGCTGCTGGAGTGCGCCGCCTTCCGTGATTGGAGAGTCACCGCTCTTCGGGCACGGGTGCCAGGGCTTAATCCCGACAACTTCTGTGATGTGAAGCGCTCCGTGAAGGCGACCATTTCTAGGAAGAACAACTAATGGCGATAGAGGTCATGGTGTGGGTTCTCGAACAGGACGCGAACATCACCACAAGCGAGAAGTTCGTCCTGCTGGGTATTGCAAATCACGCGCGGCCAGACGGTTCTGGAGCCTTCCCGTCCCTAGACACCTTGGCCCGCTACACGGTGCTGTCGGTGTCTACCGTACAAAGGTCGATTAAGAGCCTGATGAAAAAGGGCTTCATCACGATGGACTCCGGTGGTGGGAGGAAATCGAATACCTACCAGATTTGTATGAACTACGCCCCTGTCGTGGAACTGAAATTGGTGGGCAACGGGGACCACCCCAGTCATGGTGACCATGGTCATGGTGACCAGGGTGCCCAGTCACCACAACCAGGCACCCTAGCCACGGTGACCAAGCAGCCTGGTCAGGCTTTGACCAAGGAACCGTCATATAACCGTCCTACAACCGCCCTAGAACCTACGCGTGAAAAAGCACGCGACAAGGTGTGGGACGCGATCATGGAGGCGTGCGGTGTCAACACCGCCACGATCAACTCCAACGAGCGCGGTCGCTACAACAAGGCGGTGAAGTTGCTCAAGGAGTCCGGCGCGACGGCACATGAGATTCACGCGAGAGTGAAGGTGTACCGACGCAAGTTCAAGGGCGCTGCCGTCACTCCGGTGGCTGTCGCTAATCACTGGTCCGAGTTAGACCCGGCGACCGTCAAGGTCGAAGATGTAGTTACAGCCCCTAAAGGGTGGAGCGCCATCAAACAGGCGAGAGAGGAACGTGATGGGCAACATACGGAATGAAAGCGACGATCAGCCGACCCGCGAGGAACTGTTGAAGATTCGCGGCAAGGACCTTAAGCCTGTCCCAACGAGAGCGAAGTGGGCAGAACTCAAGAGGCTGTCACCAGGAGTCCGCAGGGGATGATCTGCCACGGCTACCTCGTCTCTAGTATCGCGTTCAACCACCCAGAGTGCCCCTACTGCCAAGGCAAGTCGCCATCCACCGACGGGAGAACAGCGTGTGGGTGGTGTGCTGAGAACTTCGTGCCCTCCGTTGTCCCGTCTTTCGCCCAAGACCTTGATGAACTGATCGCCGAACACGAAAGGGACCCTCTCCGACGATGAACAACCTACAACGACGGCAGGAGCCGTTTAACCGCCACCCCCACAATGTCAATTGGCCCGCCGATTACAAGCCATCACTTTCAGAAATCCACACGAATTTTGCGCGCCTCATTGCCGAGGGTACGGGAGCGTCGCTTCTCGACACATTGGACCTCTGCGGCATCTACGGCTGCGTCCTAGTGCCAGACTTTGAGGGGATCGCCTCTCCAGCGTATTTGGAGGCGCTAAAGGACCATTCCCCATCTTCGACGACGGGCAGTTGAATGACCGAGGACCAAGCCGACTACATACTGGCCCAACTCAGCGTGGCCTTCCCAGGTAAGCCCCTGTCCGTTGAAGAGGTCCGGTACTGGGGCGAGAAACTCGGGCCATACGAATTCGATGAAGCCATGGCGGCCGTCACGCTTGTTGAAGACAACTGTAGGTTCTGGCCGTCTTGGGCGGAGTACAAGGAATACCTAAGGGCCTGTCGCAAAAGGCCCTACTACGAACTCCCGAAAGGCACTGCCATGCCGCTCTCACCAGAGGAAGTGGCCAAGTACATCCAAGAGGCACGGGAGCAACTGAGGAAGAAAGCAGGTTGTGGTGGGTGAGTTGGCCTGGAGGGATGGCCAGGGTAAGGAGTGGACCGTCACCCAACTACCGACAGAAATCCCAGAGGGTCGCGATGAGCACGGCCACCTATTGAAACCACGACACGGCTCGTCTTATAAGGCCCGCATCAAGAAGCGATTGGCCAAGAACCCCAAAAGGCGGGTCGGCAAGAGGTATCGGTGGTGAGGTATAGGATGACTGTGTGCCCAACCGCTGGACATTGGTTATTGAAGGCCCGCTGTTCACCCTCAACAGTGAGCGGGGGATGCACTATCACAAGCGGGCAAAACTGGTGAAGACATGGAGAGAAGCGACTTACTTGGCTGCCCTCGAAGCGAAGATTCCAAAGATGAAGAGCATCGAAGTGATGTTCGTGCCCCATCGGAAGAACCGGCGCAACATGGCTGACACTGGTGGACACTTCCCGGTAGCCAAGGCGTGTATCGACGGTCTTGTTGATGCCCAGGTGATTCCCGACGACGGGCCCGAGTTCGTCAAGTCACTAGAATTCAAGGCGCCGTATGTCGACGGGGGAGAGGACAGGGCGATGCTTTACATCACAGAGGTTGGTCGGCTGTGAGTGTCGAAGGCCTCATGGAAGATGCGCTGGATTCCGATGACCCACTAGAACGGGCGCGCCTGTTAAACGAGAAGGTCCTCCCAGCCGTGACGGCGCTCCGGCAGTCGATCATCACACAGCGCGCCCTGTCGGTGAAAGAGGCGTGCGATTTTGGCAACGGGGGAGATGGGTTTACCTATTCCCAGGTGGCCAACACCCTGGGGGTCTCGAAGCCCCTTGTCCAGCAGATGGTCGCCCTAGCCAGGGAGATCCACACCCTCAGAGTGAATGATTTCAGTGGGCCATGAGCCCCTGGGAGTTGCTAGGTAACGCCGGTTTGCTGGTGGCGGGGCTACTGGCGCTGGTTCTTTACGTCTTGATGATCCGCGACCGCTAGGTTGTGTCTTCCGTCCACTGACTGTAGACTGAGCCCATGGTTCAGATAACTACTTACTCAACTGGAGAAGACATGACTGACACGCTGACAACCACCGACGACTCCACCAAGGCCGTGATTTGGGCAGCAACTGCTGCCGTGGCCTCCATGTGTGATGGAGCCCAAACCCACGATGGCGTTGGTTTCAACGGTACCGACAGTCCGTTTGGTCGTCGTGCCGCTGCCATGGACCCCTCCGACTGGACGGACGCCGTTTGCTGGGAGGCGTACAACATGCTTTCCAAGTACGGGAAGCAGTTGGCAGACTACGGCTTCGCCTATGACGCCCTTCCGGTTCCGATGAGGGTCGGTGGGGATGGTCGCGATGACGCCCGCAAGGCAGAGCGTGCCCGCGAATCGGCCAAGAGCCGTTACGTCGACAAGATCGTTGAGGACCACTTTGTCGTCGCGTTCCAGTACGACGTTGGGCTTGTGACCAAGATCAGGAAGATCGAAGGGTCCCACTGGGTACCCGAGGCGCAGAAGTGGTTCGTCCCCGTCGAGTCGGGGGCGCTGTTCCGAACCTTCGTGGACTCCAACGGCTTTGTCGTGTCCGGTGAGGCGTATGAGGCTCTGGCGAAGTTCACGCCAGCAGACCCAGACGAATTGACGAGGGTCAAGCGCAACCTCTACCTGGAGGACGGGTTCTTTGTCTTCGACTTCGACTACGACCCCGATCTCGTGGATGCTGTGAAAGGCGTTACTGGCCGCAAGTGGGATTCCAAGCGCAAGGTGTGGAAGGCCCCACGCCCATCCGCAGCCCAGGCTGTCGCCCTTGCCAACGCTTGGGGCTTTGAGTTCGACCCAGCGATCCAGAAAAAGGCCATCGACATGGTCTGTAAGGCCACACAGCGCGGCAGGGCCTCCGAGGCCGATGATTCCAACCTCCACATCGACGGCATGGGGGACGTACATCCCATGACCGGCGAGAAGATCGCTCTACACCCGTTCCAGTTGGCGGGGGCTGCCTATGCCATCGACGCTCGGCGCTGTTTCATCGCCGACGAGATGGGCCTTGGTAAGACGGTCCAATCGCTGGCCGCGGTACAGCACCAGAACACCTATCCGGTGCTGGTTGTCTGCCCCGCCACCGTCAAGACCAACTGGGAGCGTGAGGTCCGCATGTGGCTTCCCGGCAAGACCATCCACATCGTGGACAACAAGGTTGGCGTGAAGAACTCGGACGTTGTGATTATCAACTACGACATCCTCGCCAAGCAGGAGGACGCCCTCAAGGCGGTCGGCTTCCAGTCCCTGATTTTCGATGAAAGCCACTACGCCAAGACCCCTGGAGCGAAGCGCACGAAGGCCCTAAAGGAGATAGCGGCCTCCATCCCCGCCTCCGGCATGGTGCTTGCCCTCACTGGGACACCGGTTCTCAACAGGCCGGTGGAGTTGGTTTCACAGTTGGAGGTCCTTGACCGCATCGACGAGTTCGGCGGGTCGTGGAACTTCCGCAAGCGCTACTGCGACGCCCACTACAACGGTCACGGGTGGGACTTCAATGGGGCCTCAGAGACCGAGGAACTGAACAACCTCCTTCGCCAGACCTGCTACGTCAGGCGTCAGAAGGAAGACGTTCTCACGGAGTTGCCACCCAAGGCCAGGTATTCAGTCGAGACCGAACTCTCGGGGGTGAAGAGGAAGGAATACCGAGCGGTCGAGAGCGACACTCTGGTGTGGTTGGCCGAAGAGGGACGCCACTCGTCCATGGCCGACGCTCTGGCGAAGATCACGATTCTCAAGCGTCTTGCTGGCGAGGGCAAAATCGAAGCGGCGATCGAATGGATCGAGACCTTCCTGGACAGCACTGACCGCAAGTTGGTCGTGTTTGGCCACCACAAGACCGTGGTCAACACCCTGGCAGAAAAGTTCGGTGGCCTCAGGGTCGCGGGCGATGACTCTATGAAGGCTCGTCAGGCCTCTATCGACATCTTCCAGAATGACGCTACGGCGAGGGTGATCGTCCTGAACACCAAGGCTGGCGGTGTGGGCATCACGCTCACCGCGGCATCCGATGTCTTGTTTGTTGAGCAGGGCTGGACGCCCGCAGAGCATGACCAGGCCACCGACCGCTGCCACCGCATCGGGCAGACCGCTGATGTGGTGAGTGCGTGGTACCTGTTGGCCGAGGACACGATCGACGATGACATCTACGAACTCATTGAGAAGAAGAGGGTTGTTGTTGACTCCGTGACCGACGGCGATGAAGACATCCAGGACAGCGTTCTGAACGACCTCGTCAAGAGGCTGATAGCGAGGACAAAGTGACGCAGATTCCCAAGTATGTAACCGCACTGGATGGGTTCAACCCTGCCGACTGGATCGAGTTACAACAACTGGCGGTGATGCTGGAAGAGACTGGTGACCAGTGGTCGGCAGCGCTGGGTCTGGCGTCAACCCACGTTGGCAATGACCAGGACCCGGCGCTGACAATGTCGTTGATCCACAACATCGCCGTTTCCATGATGGCTCGCCTTTCGATGCAACTGAACAAGAGGCTCCAGGTCTTCTACGGGTGGGAGATCATCGACAAGAAGACGGTAATCACCCTGGGGGATGAGGGGTTTGTTGCCATGAACGGCGTGATGATTGATGACCGAGATGTGGGATTGGTTCTCGTTACCGAGAAGCACCTGAACGAGCCAGAGACATTTCCGATAACGGTTCTCAGGTACAACGCCATTTGGAAAGCAGAAATCAATAATGACCCATGTGACTGGGAAGGGATGGTTGGTATAGATGGCTGATGTAGTCCGAGGGTTCCAGAACTGGGACCGTATTAGTAAGACCGCGACCTCTTACCCTTGGGATGATTGGTTCGACGGGCAGCAGTGGAGGCTCACCGAAGAGGACCTTCTGAGTATGCCCTTTGATGATCTGGCGAGGTATGCCCACAAGAAGGCGGCCCAGGTGGGGATCAGGGTCAAATGCAAACGAATTGAGTTCAACAGGAAGACCGGCAAGTACAAGGCGATGATTATGGAGGCCACCTGTCCAAGATGCAGGGCGATCCATAGTGATCTTCTTAGGAAGCCGCGTGGAAATGAAAAGGCGAAGGAATGCTTCCTGAATGGTTTTTCGCCTCGTTACGAGAGCGAAGAGTTCGTTGCTCGTAGGAATGAATATCTAGCAGGAGTCGTGGCTGGCTTCGGCTACAAGACGGTGGCCTCAGGGCCACAGGAAGGAAAGAAATAATGCCAAAGAAAAGAGCGTTGGCGAATGCCGACATCATCAATGGTGTCCTTGATAGTTATAGTGCCATGTTGCAGGCCAAGATTGCCTACACGCGGGCCCAGGACGACCACCTACGAGTGCTCAGGAATGCCAGGAGTAAAGGGGAAACCCTAGAGAACCTGGCCGAGGCACTTCAATGCTCGAAGCAGTGGATTCACAAGTGGACCACGTTCGGGCGGGAGCACAACAGGGTCTACGCTAAGGGCGTATGACAAACATTGCTGTTGATCTCCAAGAGAGCGCGGTCCCGATTGACTCAGTTCAGTCACACCCGCGCAATCCCCGAAAAGGGGACATTCAGGGGATCGCTGAAAGCCTGAGGGTAAACGGTCAGTATTCACCCCTGATCGTTGATTCACGCAACGGCAATATCCTGGCGGGAAATCACACATGGAGGGCGGCGAAGTCCCTTGGTTGGGATGTGGTCGCCGCCCTTCATGTTGATGTTGATGACCAGCAGGCCAAACGTATTCTGTTGGCCGATAATCGGACATCCGACCTTGCTACCTATGACCGACCGAACCTGATTCAGTTAATCGAATCACTGAGGCCCGACCTGGAGGGTTCTGGTTGGGATGAGCGTTCTCTGGAGAGGCTTCACCAACTTGACGAGGCCGATGAGGACATCTTCAGCGGATTGGACGCCAAGGAATCAAATCTAGGTGAGACCACTAAGAAGATTCATGTAGGCAAGAACCTACTCTTGGTGGCCGCTGAGCATTTCCAGGAGTGGTTCGAGGCTATGGGTGATGCCAAGCAGGCCATCCTGACCGTGAGGGAGAGACTGGGGCTTACGGAGGACCCTGAGCCCAAGCCGAGCAAGGAGGGCAAACGGTGGGGGCACATCTCCGGTGAGGTTCCCCAGCATCCAGGGATGGACGCCTGCGTGTGGGTGCCGGTCGATTCCTTGGAGCCCCATCCAGAGAACGCACGCCAGGGTGACATTGGGGCCATCTCGGAGTCGTTGAGGGTCAACGGCATCTATCGCCCTCTCATAGTCCAAGAGTCGTCCAACCTCATCCTCAAGGGCAACAACACCTGGCAGGCGGTGAAGTCTCTCGGGTGGGAGATGGTGCCGGTTATCATGCTGGAGGTCGACGACGACGACGCTCGTCGTGTGATGTTGGCGGACAATCGTCTTGCAGACAAGGCCGGTTATTTCAACGCCGCCCTCGCTGAAGTCCTGATGGACCTCGACAGCCTAGACGGGACGGGATTCGCCCCTACAGACATCGACGATATTCTCAAGGACCTCCCCCAAGAGCGCGATCCGGCGTCTGCTATCGGTGCTCCGGCGAACGTCCGCCGTGTGGCCACCCTCAAGGTGGGGGCTATCAACACCTCGGTATGCGGTAAGCAGTACGCAGAATGGGAGCAGAACCTCATCGCCGAGGGCCACATGACCAAAGAGGAACGGGGCCTCCGTATCGGGCAGATGCTCAAGTTGGAACCGTCGCAGTTCGAGGTCTGGGCGTCGGTCGCTGATCCGACGACAGGGAATAAAGAGTTTAGGAATGGATGATGGCTGGGAGGAAACCAAAGTTCGTTCATGTCCAACTCGTTGACATCGAGACGCTCTCCAAGGCTCCGTACAACCCCAGGCGCACCGATCCCCACCGGTATGAACTTGTAAAGACCTCACTCAAGAAACTTGGGTGGCTGTTACCCATGTACGTCACCCCAGAGGGCACTGTCCTGTCGGGCCACCAGAGGCTTGACGTAGCACGCGAACTGGGGTCCCAGAAGGTCCCGGTTGTGGTGCTTTACGACCTGGACCACGAGCGTCGGCGTGGCGTGAACATCGTGTTCAATAGGGCCACAAACGACATGCACAAGCACGATTCCGGCGAGAGTCTGTCGGAGCGGCTTCCAATGTCCATTGTCGAAGAGGCGATCAAGGGGATGCCAGACATAGAAGTCGATTCAGATGCCTGGTATCCGTGCCTCCACACGCGGACGACGGACACCAGGGAACTCATGGCAAAGAACATCACCCATTTCATCCCTCATGCCATCAGGCAGGCCGAGAGTCTGTTCCATTGGGCTAAGACCTCGATACCCGTTGTGGCGGTCCCCTCGGGCAAGGTGGTCAACGGGATTGGGAGGCTCCAACACGCCTCCGAGACCGGTATTTCCGATGTGCAGGTGGTGACGGTCAGCCCGTTCGTGGCCGACCTGGCTGGCGTGATGCTCAACAACCTATCGATGGACTTTGATTTGGAGGACAAGTACGCCGACATTCTTCGCTACAACTCCTTCCGGCGTGCCAGCAACCGACAGGCCCACTTGATGCCAGCCATGTGCTCCGACATGGTTACGGCCATGTCCAAGTCGGGGACGACGCAGAGGTCGCCATCAGTCTTTGACCCAGAGGACGAGAAGCATGTCAGGGCCTGGAAGCGGTGGTACGGAGAGACGGTGCTGGACTTCGGCGCTGGACTTCTCGACAAGTCTTTGACCATGCGGGACACCATGGGTGTTGACTGCGTGGCCTTCGAGCCCTATTACACGGGCGGCAGGGATGTTGGCTTTGACATTGAGGGGGCCAGGTACATCACCGATGTGTTCTTAGAGAGGGTGGCTGACGGCACAGAGTTCGACTCGATATTTCTGGCCTCGGTGCTGAACTCCGTTCCTTTTCAGCAGGACAGGGAGCATGTTGTTCGCATCGTGTCTGCCCTGAGTAATCCAGGGACGGCTGTTTACGCTGGGGCGATTTCCAGGTCAGCAGATCGCTATTTCGCTGCCATGGGGTTGAAGGACAACGTTTCAAACCATGAGACCCAGTTCGATTCGTCGTTCGCTGCTGGCTACGAGGAAGGCGTTGTCGTGTCTGACCTGATGAAGCACCCGAAGGTACAGAAGTATTTCTCGATCGATGAGTGGCGTGAACTTTGGGCTCAGGGGTTCTCTGATGTACACGCGTATCTGTTCAAGCCGAACAAACTGGCGCACGCTGTGTGTAGGGGACCGAGGGCGGTAGACCCTACGGTGCTCTCTGCGGCGATCCGGTTCGAGTTCGACCTCCCATACCCAGAGGGGACCCTGGATCGCTCTGAGCAGGCCCTGGAGGCCTTCTCCCGCCGTTTAGGGATGGCGCTCTAGGATAAGGACATGCCGTACAGGATCGTTCAGGGACACCCCAAATGCCCCACCTGGGCCGTGGTCAAGGAAGCCGACAATAAGTTGATGGGCTGTCATAAGACCAGGGGGAAGGCCCAGGCGCAGTTAACCGCGCTTAACATGGCCGAACACGGCAAGGCGTCCTACACCAGCAGGGAAGCAGCGGTGCGCCGCGCTAACGAGATCGGGTGTTCGGGTGCCCACAAGATGGGCGATAGATGGATGCCCTGTTCCTCCCATGCCGCCTATGAGAGGGTCTCAGGCGACGGCTACAAGGGTGATATTGCCTTTGGGCCCTCCGGGAGAATCATTCTCCAGGACCTGAATGTGGCTCTGAGTAGCAACTTCCACGAGTTGCCCAAGAATCGCCCGATGTCGAAGTTTGTTACAGGGGTTGAGGAATACCGCCCCTGGCTAGTGGAGTTGTTGAAGCATGAGTATGTCATTCTTGTGACTGCTCGGTCAGTGGCCTACGAGGACATGACCCTTCAGCGGATAAAAGAGATGACGGGGTGGCAGCCAGACGACTGGTGCTTTAACCCTTGGGAGGAAGACGAAAAAACGGCGATGCGGCCACATAGGGCGAAGGCCAGGTTTCTTAAGGAAATAATCATGCCCCGGTACGGGAACGACCCTTCGATGTATTTCGCGATTGAGTCGAACAAGTTTTCGCGGTCCATGTACAAGGCCAACAACATTGAATGCCGCGACGCCAATCGGGACGACACCCAACCCTGGAAAACGCTGTTACCGTAAACTGTGCCTATGCAGGACACAGTCGTTCAGGATGGCCCGTGGGAGTTCGACGAAGAGGTCGCTTCTGTGTTCGAGGACATGCTCGAACGCAGTATCCCCGATTACCCAATCATGCGGCAGGCGGTAAACGCCCTGGCGTTCAAGTCCCTGGAGGGTCTTCGCGACACCTCGGTGCTCGACGCCGGTTGTTCCAACGGTTTAGCCCTAGAGAGCCTTGACAATTACGCCAACGGACGAAACCACTCCATTACCGCTCTCTGCGGTTTCGATGCGTCTGCGCCAATGCTGGGTGGTGCCCAACGTCGTCGTGACTGGCGCTGGGACCTCAGGGCCCACGACCTCAGGGAGCATCTACCGTATGGTGACAACCAGTTCGATGTGGTTCTATGTATTCTCACGCTCCAATTCACCCCCGTAGTCCACAGACAACGTATTCTTGACGAGTTGACAAGGGTTCTACGATGGGGCGGACGACTGGTCCTGGTGGAGAAAATCCTTGGATTCACCCCAGAGTTAGATGACGATATGGTCTCTGCGTACCACGACCACAAACGCGACATGGGCTACTCGGATGAACAGATTGAGAGAAAGAGGCTCAGTCTCCAGGGAGTGTTAGAACCACTGACCGCTCAGCAGAACGAACTCATGTTGGAGAGCAGCGGCTATTTCCAGGCCGACTGTTTCTGGCGGTGGATGAATTTCGCTGGATGGGTTGCCGTGAAGACCTGGGAGACTGAAGAGGGCTCACCGGCACGCACCGTGTATTCCTTCCGAGATCGTCCAGCATGACTGACAGACCCCTACTGATCCCTAAACAGAAGCGCGAGAATCTGCTCAAGTTGATCGCCGCTGGGAACTACCAGAGAACAGCGTGTCGGGCGGCGGGGATTTCCGAGTGGACGTTCCACGAATGGAAGAAGCGGGGCGAGGCGGCCAGGGAGGACAAAGAGCGCGGCATCGACCTGACCGAGGCCCAGGAGGAACTGCTCTGGTTTGTCGACGAACTCGAAGATGCCAGGGCTAAGGCCGAGGCCACACTTGTCGCCAGGTGGTACACCGAAGCGGCTGATGGCGACTGGCGGGCGGCGGAGAGGGTCTTGGCAAAGGCCTTCCCTGAGCGCTGGTCTGATCCTGCTACCCGTCTTGAGATAACAGGAGCCCAAGGAGGGCCTGTTACTCAATTGTCGGCCCACATGCACATGCTGCAAGAGGCTGACACCGATAGACAGCGTAAAGTGTTAGAAGCGCTGGTTGAATCCGGCGACTTGCCAGAGAACGTCTTGGAGGCATGGGATGGCGACAGCGGAGATCAGGGACCAGTTATCGACGCTGATGTCGTGGAGGACCCCGTGCAACATGACGATCCCCCACCTGCCACATCCGAAGCAGCAAGCGTTCCTGACCTGGAACACAACTAGAGAAGCCCTCTTCGGCGGAGCCGCCGGTGGGGGCAAGTCGGACACGCTGTTGATGGCAGCGCTCCAGTATGTCTGCGTGCCTGGCTACAGCGCTCTGTTGATGCGTCAGACGTTCCCCCAGTTGTCTGGGGCAGACGGCTTTATCGATCGAACCACTGAATGGCTGAAGGACCAGGGGGCTGACTACAACGTCACCAACAAGCGCTGGACCTTCAATTCTGGTGCCACATTGACACTTGGCCACTGTGAGCGGGACGAGGACCGTTACAACTTTCAGTCGTTCGCCTACCAGTTCGTCGGTGTTGACGAGTTGACACACTGGGCCACCGACAAGGTCTATCTCTACATTGGCTTCTCCCGTGTGCGTAGGCCCAACCCCGACCCGTCCCTGATGGCTTGCCCGCATTGTGGATTGACCCTGGCTGATGTCCCACTACGGATTAGGGCCGCCACGAACCCTGGGGGGCGCGGCAACGACTGGGTGTATGAAAGATTCGTCCTCAATGCGGGTGAGGACAGGAAGTTCATGCCCGCACGGATCGCGGACAATCCATCGTTGGACCGCCTCGCCTATGAAGCCAGCCTTCAAGAGTTGGATGCCGTAGAGCGCGCTCGCCTCCTGGAGGGGAACTGGGAGGTCACCGAGAAGGGTGGGATGTTCGAGCAGGACTGGTTTGAGTTGGTTGACACTCCCCCAGAGAAGATGAAAAAGATTCGGTTCTGGGACCTGGCGGCAACCGCTGAGGCCAAAGGGAAAGACCCCGACTATACGGTTGGTGCGTTAGTCGGCCTACACGATGGGCGCTACTACGTTTTAGACATACAGCGCGTCAGGGGAACACCAGCGGAGGTGGAAAGGCTTGTCAAGGCGACGGCGGAAATGGACCCAACCGATGTCCATATATGGATGGAGCAGGAACCAGGGGCCTCAGGAGTTAACACCATTGACTATTACGCGCGGCACGCCTTGGTGGGATACCCCTTTAAGGGTGTTCGATCCACTGGGAGCAAGGAAGAGAGGGCGAGGGTTTTCTCGACGGCGGCGGAGATGGGTAACCTGAGGCTTGTGAGAGGTCGTTGGAATAAGAAACTCGTTGATGAATGCGTCCAGTTCCCTAAAGGGGGCCACGACGATCAGGTCGACGCCGTATCTGGAGCGATCAACCATTTGTCGAGGCGTAAGGCGAAGGTTCGGTTGATCCTGTGAACCCTTACGAGGTTCAATATCGGATAGTCAAGGCAGTCAAGTTGGCTGATATGGCAGAGCGTCTTGGATTCACCCCCGATGAACTGGAGAGTGAACAGAATCTGGTGACCTGGGCTGACTCCTGCGGGGTGAACAAGCCCTCGAAAGAGACCTGGGGGATGGTGGTTAGCCTGTTGAAGTTCAGGCAGGAATACGAGGGTCCCGGTGGTATCGACCATCCGAGGTTTATTCAGCATATGGGTTCAATGGCCGTTCAGATTGCTGACACGCTCGCCAAACACGATGTGGATAGTGATGAGGCTGAACGCCTCTCAAAGACCGAGAAGCGTCAGGTGGCAAAGATGTCCGACGCAGATCAAAAGGAATCGACGTTCGATCTAGGAAAGATATTCCTGGAGATGCGAGAGCGATTCCGTCTTGAAAACATTTGAGGAATTCCAGGTCTGGAACAAGCGCGAGTGTGAGGAACTGCGGGAGATCGCGCTCGACCACGAACCCGTCAGAGCCTCAGCCGACATTAGGCAGGCGACTAGATACTGGATAGACGGCGACCTCTACACGGGGATCTTTGGGCCTCTTCATGCCCTCTGTGACAAGCACAACTTCTGGGACTTCCAAATGCTCTGGTCCGCAGACGCCCTGCCGTCCCTTGAGGTCATTCACTACAAGGCGGGTGACTTCTATAAGCCTCATACGGACTGGGGTGGGAAGTACAAGAACCGCAAGTTGTCATTCTCGGTTCAGTTGTCCGACTCTGGGGAGTACCTGGGGGGCGATGTGGCTCTATTTGACGGCCCTGAGCCCTGGAAGTTGACCAGGAAGCAGGGTTGGGCGACCCTGTGGCCCTCATGGACCCTCCATGAGGTCGAACCGGTAGCACACGGGGAGAGATGGGCAGCAGTCGGTTGGCTGCTGGGCCCGCAATACTGCTAGTCGTCCCAGCCCCTAGCCCGGTACAGTTCCGCCCTGGTCATCGTGCAGTCAAGGGTTCCAACTGCCGAAGCGCGAGGACGCATTGGTTTTGTTTCCTTGGCCTCTGAGTACCCGCGCTTACGGTTGCGCCGTTCACGCTCGTTGTCCGTATGTGCTTTCCGGCAATCACCGCAGCGACACCCGGCCATGTACGAAGATTCACTTTCCGTACATTTGACTGACAAGGGTTCTCCTAGAGAAGGGCGGCGACTTCGTCTGCCTGGGCGGCGAGATCGACCATACCATGCTCTCGGAAAGTGTCAGCGATGGTCACCAGGAGACCCCTAAGGGAGTCAATGGTCTCTTGCGGAACCATAATCCCCGGTGGGACAAACGGCGCTTGGGGTGGAGTCGTTCGGAACGCGGAGAACAGATTCGGCATTCCCTGAGGATCGCGGATAGTTCTACTGTCGCCCGCCCTGCCCCGTTCATGTGGCTGTAGGGGGTTGTTCTTCACCCGTCGTAGACCTTTGCGTTGGTGTCTACAACCCAGGTCTTGCCATAAGACCCGAACTCGCCTGGGATGTGGGTCTGCCGAAGCCGACCCACGAAGACCTTAGCCAGGTCCTCGGGGGAGTCGATGTTGATTGTCTTGCCAGACCAGCGGATAACCGAAGAGCCCGGTTCTGCCCTGAACGCGGCGTACTTGGGTTGTTTATCCCAGGTCTCCGCTGTATGGCGGCCGAACATGGCGGCGGTCTTCGCTGAGGCGTCAGGTAGGTGGACAAGAGTGGCGATGGGGGATTGCTCGTACCCGTCACCAACTACGAATGCTTCGAGGGCCATATCCGGCCCGTCGATGGTGTATCTCATAATGGACCTTCCCGTATAGGTGTCCTTGTTGTCACTTTACAGGAAAAACCTGTTTGTCAAGCCGATGGGCACCCTACCTATCCGATTTCTCGTGGGATGATGGGACACCGTGGAAGGAAACGCCTGTGAAGAGTGTGGATGTGGAACCTGCCCCTGCCCTTGTTTCTGGTGCCGATGTGAGTCGCATCGAAACGGCGGTGGAGCGGTTGGAGACCCTGGTGAGTAACTACATCGAGAGGGCTCCCCTTCTACGGAGGCGCTTCGACTAGCATTTGGTTATACACCTAATCAAGGAGTGGGGATGGCCAAGGACAAAGAAGAAGAGCCGCAGGCGCCGCCTGTCTCTACCGGCGGAAGACCCCGCCCACCCGTTGACCCCGACACTGTCGTGGTCTGGGACCCTCGTTCAGATGGCGTGGAAGGTCACGGTAGGCCAAGGCCCGCCGCAGGCGCACCAGAGCCCTCTTTAGATTTACCAGGGGGGGAGATAGCAATAGCACCAGGAGATGACGTTCCAGGACAAGTTCGCTTGTTCCCAGGGGATGCAGGTTCCGAGGTCGAAGTTTGGCAGGGTATCTGTAACGAGATCCTGATGGAGAGCGACCTCGCTGATGCTGACGACCTGATTCTCGCAACAGACGGTGACTACGGTGACCTGACGACAGCAACAACCTCCAAGGTGCAGGAAATCCTGGGGGTAGAGGTAACCGGTTCAGTAGACGGCGACACATGGGCTGCTGTCCTGAATGAGTGACGTTGACTGGGGTAAGGCCCAAACAGCGATAACGCTTGCCGTATTGAACGAACGGTTAGAGGCCATCGAAGAGAAGATCGACGCTGTCATGGTCACCCAGGGGCGCAAGACCGATGATATGGAGAGCCGTATTCGCATGTTGGAACGGTGGATGTATGCCGTCCCAGCAAGCATTATCACGGCCGTGACAGCAATGTTCCTGGCAATAGTCAGAAACAACTAGAAGTAGATCGAAAGACCAGCGTGAACACAGCGACCAAAGACAGAACGACTATACGCAAACAAGACATATACGCATACCGAAACTCTGGGAAGGGCCACTCGCGTCAGTGTGTGGGCTGGCTGTTTCTTGGAGTCAACTAACAATGGAGGTACGAGATGTTCTCTCGTGACTTAGTCGAACGGGTCCTTGCGACCTTCGTTCAGGCGTCCCTCGGTGCCATGACATCGAATTCCATGTTCGACCTTGGCGTCGATCAGTGGAAGATGATGGCTGGTGCTGGTGTCGCCGCTGCAATCTCGGTGCTCAAGGGCGCCCTGGCTACCAAGTTGGGCACTAAGGGCACCGCATCTCTGGCTGACTGATCCCCCTCGTCGCCAGAAGCAGTCGGGGGACGGGTCTCGGCGAATTACGGCCCGTCTCCCCGGCTGCGATCTATTCGTCAAATGGCGAAATAGTCTGCGGAATCTATCCTCCAAATAGAGAGATAGTGCGCGAAATCTATGTCGGAATTCACCCGATAGGACGCGCAAAGAAATGCAGTTTCCCGGATTCACCCGCGGTAATTCACACCGGGTTGCAGCCCCCCGGATTCACCCGCGCAAATACCCCGGGGGTTGCAGCGTCAAAAACCCCGGGCGGCGGCCCGGGAGCGGAACCGGGCAGACCCGGGCGAGCACCCGGAGGGGCCCGGGGCGGACCTGACGGGGCGTCAGAAAGAATCTGAGAAATCCTCCTCCCCACGTTGGTGGTTGGGTCAACCGATGGTAGTCTCATCAGTGGATGGGACCCCCCCATCTTGAACCGACCCGAAAGGTCATCATGGAATCTCTCAAGGTAACCACCCAAACCAAAGGTGAGGGCACCTTCACCGACCACGCCACCGTGTGGAAGCAGGTCGACGAGGTGCTCGGCGTCTACGTCGATGTCAAGGACGAGACTTACGTCGCCTGCTACATGCTGGGGTCGGACACCGACCCATTCGACAAGCGCCGATTCGACATCGATTGGGATGCGCTCAACATCATCACCAACGTGGCCACCGCTCAGCAGTTGTACTCCAAACTGCACGACAAGTTGGTCGAAGCCGATGCCCTCCCCGGCGAGGAAGATGTGGCAGTCTGATGGGCGCCACCGAGTTTGCCATCGACAACTTCGGCAAGACCGTCGGGGACGCCTACAACAAGCAGGTCGACTCCGATCACTACGAGCACGGACACTCTGGCTATACGGGCACGTTGGCTGAGAAGGACGGTTTCGTCCTGATCGACCGTCCAACCCGGATCACCGCCGGTCGGCTGATGGATACCATCATCGACGCCGAGCAGTGGATGTTCTGGCTGTACACCGACGAGAAGTGTCGGTACGCCTACATCAAGCCCAAGGCGAAGTGTAAGAAGGCGTGGGCACGACTCAACGAGTGGTTCCCATCGAATCCCAGGACAGGCAAGTTCTTTGTCGAGGATCATGCTTACGGTGTCGGAGCATCTGACATCTGCCGGTTGTACGGCGAGAAGTGGGGTCCGGCGCTAGCCGTCGAGCAGAGCCCCGCCGAGAAGAAAGCCCGTTGGCACGACCTGCCCCGTGGGTCCAAGACCTTCCTATTCTTCGGGATGGCGTCATGCTGAGCACCTGCTGCTGCGATCCGTGTGAGTCTGTCTTGGCGGGCGAGGTGCCGGACATGCGACTGGGCGATACCTGCCTCATGTGTCTATGCCGGGAGTGCGAGCGGTGCGGGGTCGCCATCGACATCGACGAGGAAAACCAGATCAAGGATGGCGGGCGTGGACCCGATTCCGGCTACTGGGATGTTTGCGACGGCTGTCTCTTGGATTCGGACATCCTGTATGACGAGGAACTAGAAGCCGAACGGCGGGCAACCGTCGTCAAGGTAGTGTGGGAGGTGTACCAGCGATGATCGTCCAGTTCGTGGTCCTGGCCGGACCCGTCATGTATTGGTGGTTCAAGAACTCGTAGCCGGATTCACCCGCGGATTCACCCGATAGATTGCAGCGGAAAATGCAGTTCTGCGCGCCCGGGCGGCCGAGCACCGGGGGCGACCCCGGATGGCCTCCCTCCAAACCCCGGGCCAGTCCAGGCGACCCCGGGTCGTGGGCGCTAAATGAGAATCATTCCCATTTCAAGATGTGACCGATGTCACGTTGTTATTGGGTCCACCGACGGTAGACTCGAGCCTATGAACCAACCCCTAAGTATTACGCGCAAGCCTTCCCTCGACTCGTGGTTACTAGATGCCGCGCCCGACCTAATCCCCCACCGCGAAGCCCGCGACATTTACGGGGACTTTGTCGGTGGTTGTCGGGACTATCTGACTCGCAACAACTACAAACTCAATAAATCCGACATCCCTACCGTCTCATGGACTGGCTCCCCAGCCCGTACAGGATTCCTAAACGCTTGCACCAATAGCACTATCGGCTGTCGGCATGTATGTATCCGGTACACGGGCCGACTCGATATACCCCAGGCCCAACTAGCCGGTATGGCCCGTACCGAGTTCCTACGCTTACACCCATCGGCAGCCGTTTCCCTTATTCATTGGGAGACGGTCCTAGCCTCTAAGCGCCATGAGCGCGTAGGCCGACGGCTAAACATAGTCACGGACCTACGTTGGGATGAATGGGTGCCGTGGTTACTGTCAGAGTCTCCCGACAATGTCGACACCTACGATTACACCAAACATTGGGACCGTGACCCCAACCCGGCCGAGCGCTACCGTCTGACATTCTCGGCTAGCGAGCACCATGGACCCGATGACATCCGGGCGAAGATAGAGACGGGCGCCAATGTCGCGGTGGTCTTTGGGGTACCTAAGGGGTACGACTACCCCACCCATTGGCACGGTATGCCAATCCTCGACGGGGACGTTTCCGACCTACGCTACGACGACCCCAGCGGCCATATAGTGGCACTGTACGCGAAAGGTCGAGCACGGAAGATGGCCAGCGGCCTAGATGGGTTCGTAAAGCCGATCAACTAAGCCCTACCAAAGCCGACCGATAACCTCGGTCGGCTTTGTCGCGCCCGGATTCACCCGCGCCGGGAGCGTCAAGATTGCAGCCTGCCGGGGAACCCCCGGGCCTAGCCCCGGGCAAGAGCCCGGAGGCCTGGCCGGGACGGCCCTTCCCGCATCGTGGGACAAAGCCGAGTCAGGTGCTTAGGTTCCTATTACAAGTGACGGATGTCACACCTCAGACGTTGGTGTTGGGGTCCACTGACGGTAGACTCGTTTCTGGTGACACTCCCGTCACCCCCTAAACAGAGAGGCATACCATGCCCGAAACCAATGTGGTTGAGAACCTACTGCGAGCAATCGCAGAAGCCCTCAGCCCCTACCTGGATGTTGCCTCATCGGGCACCACCGACCTTGAAGGCGACGCCTTTGAGCAGGCGGTGACCGGTGTCGTTGAGGGTCACCTCGACGGAGACTTCGACTACCGATGCGAGTCGTGGTTTGAGAACAACATCGACATCGAAGATTCAGTCAACGACGCCCTAGGCGACGCTGGCTTCATCTCCAAGGATGATCTCATCGAGGCCATCAAAGCCGCCTGACCCGTCAGGCTTGGGGGAGCCCGGTCATGGGGGTACCGGGCTCCCCCCCTCACTTACCCCCGAAAGGAACCCCATGCGTTTGAAGCAGGCAATCAACGAGCAGGTCGCCATGTGCGACCTCATCCTCCAAGCCCTCAGGGACGGTGCTGGCTACTGGGACGAGTACCCGGACATGGTGGAGTTCATGGAGGAAACCCGACACCGCCTCCGGGTGGAGGGCAACATGCTGGACGACGGCACCCACCCCATTCTCAACCCCCCTACCGGGGCCTTCCCGCTTGGCAGCATCCGATGAAGCCGCTACGCCACGATGGTGACCCGGCAGCCCCGGACGCTGCTACTTGCTGGCGGTATGTGGGCGACCCCAACTTCTGTATCTACTGCGGGTCTAAGGACATCAGCGCCGATTCCCACATCGAGGCCGAGGCTGATTCGGCTTGGCAGGGCGTCCAATGCTGTGCCTGTGGCGAGGAGTGGATAGATGTCTACACCTTGACCGGGGTCACGAACAAGGAAGGATGGGTGCTGGTATGAGCGACAACCCCGCCGAGAACCCGACCCTCGTCACCTGCTGGGACACTCAGGAGGTCACCGAGGACCAGGCGTTTACGATCCTTCACCAACTCCGCCTCAGGTTCGGCTGGGCAGGCACCATGTTCTGCCGGGGCGACGCCGATGCGCTCATGGATGGCGAACATGCGATGGACGCCATGACCGACGAACAATGGCGGGATCTTCAGATGACCTGGGAGTGGCGGAAGGGCTTACAGGAGATCATCACCGAGCGCGGCTTTGAGATCATTTCAATAGCCGTGGATCAAGTTGTGGTGACCGACTAATGCTGTTACACTGGAAGTTGACCCAAAGAGAAAGGAACCCCTATGCCAAACTGGGTAACTAACAAACTGTTCATCAGCGTGGACGGACTCCACGAGGACGACTATCCGGGGATCATTGACGAGATCCAAGAGGCCTTGAAGAACGACCAGGGCTTCATCCCGACACTCATCCCCGCAGCCCCATACGAACCAGAGGACGAAATCGTCATCGGTGGCGAGCATGTGGGCTACTCCCTCAGCGACCAGCGTTACGATTGGTGCTCGGAGAACTGGGGATGTAAGTGGGGCGACTGCCGTACATCGTTCCTGTACGGACCTCCGGCCAGCGACTACTTCGTCTGGACATTCGACACGGCCTGGGCTCCGCCCATAGCAGCGATCAAGACAATCTCTGGGATGGACTCAGCCCGAGGTACCGATGTCTACATGCTGTCCGTCGAGGAACAGCCTTCCTTCCGCGCTCACTACCACTTCAAGAATGGCGAAGTCGTGACCGAGGTCGAGGAAAACTGCTTCAAGATTCTCGAATGGCCGAAGGAGCCAGAGGGTGATGACTGGAACGAGCCCGGTACTGATGACTTCGAGGCCCATATCAAGTGGAACGACTGCTATGAGCGAATGAACGAATCACTCCACGCGGTCGTCGAAACCATCTGGGGGCCAGAGTGGGCCCTGACCTTGCGAGGCGTCATGGCCGAGTCCAAGGCCGGAGAGTTCGCTTGGGGGCGGGCATGAGGCGGGTTTCTTTCTCCTGCCAGCATTGTGGAACCCGCATCTGGGTGAAGGACGGCGTGTATGTCGATGGCACCGGAGGCGATGTCTGTTGTGCTGACAAGTTCACAGAAAACAACGAGAACGGGAGTCACCAGCCATGACCGTTTCCGAATGGTTCGTCGCTGCCGTGGCCTTCCTTGGCACAGCCTGCCTAACACTCTTTATCTGGGCCACCAAGAAGTTGAGGGGGTCCGAATAACAAGAACGCTCAGGTCGGAGCACTAGAGCCGATTCGACCCTTGGTTATTCTAGTCTGCTGGGTCGCACCTGAGAATAGACAGAGCCCCGCCTATGACCTCTGGTCCTGTGCGGGGCTTTGTCGCGTCCAGGATTCACCCGCCGGATTCACCCGGTAAAGGCAGCGGAAAGTTGCAGCGCACCGGGCGGTGACCCGGGGGTGGGAGGGGCCCCGTGGGGCCCGCTCCCTGGTGGGTCAGCCGTAGTAGCGCTCGTTGAACTCTTCCTCCATCATCTGCGCCTCGCACTCGGGCGAGCCGTACTCCCAGCCGTTGTGGCCGCTCTCGCATTCCCAGCCAGCCGAACCGTTACGAACGAATCGGGTCAGGGGTGCGCCGCAGTCAATGATCTTGATGGTGTCCTCACGGCAGGATGGCTCAGGGTCGCCGCTGGCTACTTCAATCATCCAATGGCAGAGTTCCCCGGTCGGGCCACCGATGTGGTGTTCATGGTCGTAGATCACGCTGCCGATCTCTTCCGTGAACCGGTGTCCCGTGCAGCAGTTCGGCCACGCATCGCCTCCGTCGCACACCCCAGTGTTGGGATCAACGTCGGGGGCGCAGTACGGGGTGTCTCCGTGCATCTCACGGATCACTGCGTTGCGGCGGTCGGATTCGAATACGTCCATCCCGCGCTCTTCCATCACCTGAAGGATTTCTCCTTGGTTGATCCGGCTCTGGATCTCGGTTGCTTCTTCGTACTTCATCTCGGGCCTCCTTGGCCTTGCTGCTTGCTTGCAAGCAAAGCCTATCTACCTTTCGTCTCAAACGACAACCTTCAGTTGATATTCACCCGATAGATCCACACGCCGATTGCAGCGTGCCGGATTCACCCGCGTCCACGGCCAGGCGATTGCAGCCCCCCGGGGGCCACCCCGGGAGGCCGAGGGCCCCGCCCCCACCACAGAAGAAGATGGGGACAGGGCCAACGGTTGCCGCTGAGAGCATCTATCTCCTTTCTCTAGCGAACCTCGATACAGGGGACACCTTCAGGTCGGCCGTGACCCCGGTCCAGCCAAGGGACGAACTGGTTGACGCCGAACCCAGGCTGATCGTTTAGGTAGAACTCGACCTCGCCCGACAGGTGGAGCATTCCCCGAACCATCTCAGAGATGTCGGTCCAGCCGTGGTCGTCCTCGACGGTCGATGACCAGAGGTCTGCCATGTCCCTGCCGGTGAGACCTTCGACATCGCCTTCCTCGAAGTAGTCCCCGATGATGGCGATGCGGTCACCAGCCCAGCGGCCAGCACCTTCGCCGCGGAAGTCTCCACCGCCGCGCCCGTTGGATGCTGATAGCAGGATGGTCATGGCGAGGGGAACGGCACGCCCGGTGCCGAACTCCATGAGTTTGAAGCCTTCACCGAACTTGTGGGGGTGTAGGAACTCCCGTCGGTCGATGTTGGCAACTAGGTGGTACTGGCCCATGGTGGGTCTCCAATCGTTGGGGTGGCTCCATCCTACAACTAACGGTTGACTTTAGCAAGTGACATCTGTCACCAGGCCGAAGGCGAGGCCCCGCCCGAAGGCGAGGCCCCGTCCTCATCGGAGGGAGGCACTAAGGGCATCGATACAAGGCTCGCAGTTCGACTCCCTCACCTCGAACAGGGCGTCGATTGAGACTGACGCGTCGGGGGTGAACTCCAGGCCGTTGAACCGGCTGAAGAAGATGCCACACTTCTTACAGAGCCGCATCGAACCGATGTCCTCCTTGTCGAACACTCGGTTCCCGAATGATTCCATGGCGGGTTTCCTTTCGTCGCTTGCTTACCCTCCCATGGTATCACCTTTGAGTTGATAACACAACGTGACATCCGTCACACCAGGCCGGATTCACCCGCGCTTGTGCGAGGAAGATTGCAGCGTGCCGGGTCTACCCGGGAAGCCCCGGGTGCGGACCCGGGGGGGCGACCCCCGCCCGCAGGCGGGAGCCCACCCCGGCTAGGCGACGATCATGCGGGCTGCGCGGGCGGCGGATGCGTACTCGCTGAGAGTCTGAGTGGCAGTCCAGTGGCGGTCGCGCTCCAGACGCCAACCCATCGCTTCTTCTAGTTCCGTCAGATCCACGGAACCGACTTCGGGGAAGCCCAGCCCCAGATCACACAACCCGAAGGCGATGTTGGAATCGGGGTCCAGTTCGGTCAGTAGCCAGGTGGCGTTGCCACCTACGCATACGAACAACTTCACGACGGGCGTGTAGTCCTCGTACTCATAGTTGTTCTCATGGTTGCGGACCAACTGCGCCCGCTGTTCATCTAGCAGCATCTTCATGGGGTTTCCTCTCGCTTGGTTGATGGTGTCATCGTATCAACCTTTGGTGGAACCCACAACCCCCATGTCAAGATTCACGCGATGGAATCCACACGGGATTGCAGCCCACCGGGTAGTGCCGCCACCGCCGCCTAGTCCCGGAGGGCCCCGGGGGGGGGCGAGCCTCCTGCCGTCGGTAAGCGGTGACGGCAGGAGGCAAGCGCCCTGATCTCAGGAGACTGGGTGGGGCATCCCTTGGTAGATGGGGATGTCGGAAGTGCTGAGTGTCCACACTTCGACGTAGACATAATCGGAGAGGTAGGGGATCTCCATGTGCCACATGATGTCTAGGGCAGAGTGGATGCCGTCAGACCAGAGCCCGGCGAACTCGTGAGTCCCGTCACCAGGGTTCTCACCGCAGTCGATGTCGCACTCACGGTACTTCTCCTGCTCGGTGACCTGCCATGGTCGGAACGGCATGTCGATGTGGAGTTGCAGAGTCTCCAGGCCGTGGATCAGGCGATCCCTATGGATGGGGTCGTTGTAGGCCAGTCCCTGGCGATCTCCGAGGATGTCGCCGATGGTTCCGCCGCCCATGCTGATCCAGCGTGCGCCGTAAGCGGCGAGGGCATCTGGTGGAGCAATCCCCTTGCGGTAGCGGTTGTCCACTTTGTAGTCGTAGGTGATGGGCATTCGGTTCTCCATTCGTTAGGGTGACCTCACCTTATCACCTTGAAGTTGACAACACAACATGACATATGTCACATTGCGCCGGATTCACCCGCGTAGGGGTGAAGTAGGTTGCAGCGATTCACCCGACAGATTCACCCGCGGGATGCAGCGCCGGGATGTGCCGGAGGGATTCCGGGGAACTCCCGGGCAGAGCCCGGGTCTTGCCCCGGGAGGCCCAGGGAACCCCCGGGGGCGACCCCGGGTCACCGGAGAGACTGCCACCGGGGAGACCTGACACACCGTCAGAAACAATCCGGGAAATACCCTTGACAGGTGGTTTCAACCTGTAGTAGAAATAGGGGCATGGAGAAGCACACCACCAACCACAACGAGACCGGAGGTCTCCAATGAGCAAGCAGACTGATGAGGTTCAGGATCGCCTTACCCGGGCAGTCCTAGAACAGATGGAATCCAACCCGACCGGGTGGACCAAGCCTTGGCAGGGCGAGTGCGGGATGCCGCACAACCCCCAGACCGGGACGATCTACTCCGGCGGAAATATGATGGTCCTCTACATCCTGTCGCCGGACCCCGCTGACCCGCGCTGGTCCACCTACAAGGGATGGCTAAAGACGACCGGGGCCGATCCCGAACTTCCCTGTCACGTTCGCAAGGGCGAGACCGGGACAGCCATTATCTACTTCGGCCAGTCCTACAAGAACGACGCAACCGGGAAGTGGTCAAGCAAGAAGCAGGATGGGGATGACTGGCGGAGCGCCCGGGTGATGCGGGTCTACTCAGTGTTCCATGCCTCGCAGGTAGAGAACGCACCGGAGTTCGTCCAGCCGGTCGCCAACGAGAACATCGACGTTGAGGCGCACCGGGAATGGTTCCAGACTATGGGGGCCGACTGGCGGGAGACCCCCAGCGACCGGGCGTTCTACTCTCCCCACGACGACTACATTTCCACCCCACTCGACACGCAGTTTGACACCGAGGCCGGATGGTTCGCCACAGTCGCCCATGAGCACACACACTGGACCGGGCACGCTGATCGGACTGGTCGCTCTGGTGAGAAAAGGGTCGAGGGCCGGAGCGCCTACGCTTTCGAGGAACTGGTCGCGGAACTAGGCGCGGTGTTCCTATGTAGCCAGCAGGGGATCGCAGCCGACCCCAGGCCGGACCACGCTAAGTACCTGACCAGTTGGATCAAGGCCTTGAATGACGACCGGACGTTCGTCTGGCAGGCCGCGAGCAAGGCTTCCAAGGCGATCAAGTTCCTGAACGACGCCGCCGGGGCAGCCGTCAAGGAGCAGGCGGCGTGACGAAAGTCACACCCCCAACCCGGGGCCCGCTGGTGGGTTCCGGGTCCACTGGGGGTAGACTCGTCCCTATGAGCAAGCAACCAGAAAGGCATACCATGACAGACATCGACCGGGCAATCGACGGACTAGCCGAGGCCATCGTCCAGCCCTTCACCGATCTCGTAGAAATCCTGCGGGAGATGGTGGCGGACAACGACGAGCCGGACCCCGACATCCACCACGACGACCCCTTCAACCGGGAGCCTGAGCCCCTGCCTCAGAACTTCGTCTGGCTAGAGGATCACTTCAGGGGGGAACGATGAACCGG